TGGAAACCTAAAGAGAATTGGACAAATTTATGAAGCAATCACTGAAATTCAGAAGGATAGCTTCTTAACACCAGATGCAATAGTTATGCACCCTTCAGACTTTTACCAAGTCGTAACCGAAGTAAATGCAGTAACAACAAGTGGAGCATTAAATCCACTTTTCGTTGGTGCAGGTCAATTCGGTGGAGCTGTCGGTAACACTCTTTGGGGATTACCAATTGTTCTTGATACTACAAGACCAGCTGGTACTGCAATTGTTGGTGTATTCGGTGGTGGACAAGCATGTCATATTGTCGCAAGACAAGGTATGGAAGTTGCAATGTCTGACTCACACGATGAGAACTTTGTAAAAGATATTATGGTAATGAAGGCAACAGTCAGATTGGGATTCCCAGTTTATAGACCAACTGCATTCTGTTCCATAACAAACATCTAAGCAATTAGATTATGACTATAACGAGCCATCATTCGTATGGTGGCTCAATAGTCGGAGAGGAAAAAATGGAATTAAAAAAAGATATTTATATGAATGATGCTGGAGAATGTGTAGAGACAACTGGTGGACTTCCTAAAGGTTGGGCTAAAGGTAAGCTCATGGGGAAAAAAGGTCAAGAGATGTCTGATGCAGATTACAAAGCATTAAATATCATTGCTACAAAAGCAAAAGCTCCAAAAGAGAACAAAGGTAAGTAAAACTAAATGGCAGTAGTAAATGGATATACTACTCTAGCCGAACTTAAAAGCTACATTGGGTTGAGTGGTTCTGGACAAGACACCAACTTGGAAAATGCTATAAATGGTGCAAGTAGGCAGATAGATGCAATAACTGGCAGATTCTTTTATCAGACAAGTTCTGAATCAAAGTTTTTTACCCCAGTAAATGTTCTATTCCTAGAAGTACCAGATATATCTACTCCAAGTGGATTAGTCGTGCAACTTGATACAACAGATGATGGTTCGTATGATACGACACTTACAATCAATACAGATTTTTATCTAAAACCAATTGATGCTGGTAATCAAGTTGATGGAGAGGAGTTTGCACCAATCACTGAGATTGCAATACTTGATACCAGAAGCTCAGAGAGATTCGACCCAACAATAGTTAAGAATGTAAAAGTTACAGCACAGTTTGGATATAGTGCTGTACCTAAAGCAATTAAACAAGCAACACTAATTCAAGCACTAAGACTATTCAAAAGAAAAGATGCACCATTCAATATTCTAGGTAATGAGCAAACTGGACAGATAGAACTATTCAACAAGTTTGACCCAGATGCAAGAGAACTTATCAAAGGTTATATCAAGAATAAACTCTAATGTCTGGTGTTACAGTAAAGATAACTGGTGCTGAGAGTCTAAGAAAAAGATTAAAAGCTAATAATCTTATGATGACTCCACTTCGTAACTATCTCAATGCTTATGGAAAAGTAGTCAAAGAAAAATCAAAAGTTCATGCTCCAGTAGACACTGGTGCTTTGAGAAGGAGTATAAAATATACAAGAGTAAAATCACAAGGAAGAATACCAAACAAGACAAAAGTTTTTGCAACAGCAAAACACGCATCTTTTGTTCATGGTAATCCAGAGAAAAGATTTAAAATGTCTGAACCATTTAATCGAACAAGACCACACTTCCCACCAGTCAAGGCACTCACAGGTTGGGCAAAGAGACATGGAATGAATCCTTTTGTTGTTGCTAACTCGATTGCACAAAAAGGTACACCGATAGTTCCATTCTTAAAAATGGGATTGAGAGATGCAAAGCCAGAAAATAAAGTATTATTACAAGTAGCTACAAAACAAATAGAGAGACAATTTAAGAAGGGAAGGAAAAGAGTCTAATGGCATCTTTATCATCGATAAGGTCTGGAATAGCAACCAACTTAGGAAACATATCTTCATTGACAGTTTTTGGTTTTGTTCCAGATAGTATTGAACCACCTACTGCTGTTGTGGGTGTTGTGGATAATATTGAGTATGATACTTCAATGGCTCGTGGTGCAGATACTTATACAATTCCAGTTTTTCTTTATGTAAGTAGAGTTGATGCACAAGATGCTCAAGATACCCTAGATGCATTTTTAGCTTCAACTGGTTCGAGTTCTGTAAAAACTCAGATAGAATCCGATGTAACACTAGGTGGAGTGGCAAACTCTGCTAGAGTAATAGAAGCAGACAACTATGGAGTCTATACTATTAATAACATAGACTACTTAGGTTGTGAATTTACAGTAGAGGTAATAGCGTGAAATATATAGTACAAAGTGGAATAGATGTAGGTAAGAAGCGATATGAAGCTGGAACATCTATTACCAAAGAACAAATGGGCAAAAGTTACAAGTGGCTCATAATGCAAGGTATTGTTCTTGATGAGTCTAAGATAATGGAAGAAGAATAATGCCAAAGGGAACAGGATATGGTGGTGGCTCAAGGCGTAGCAGAAGAAGTAGTGGCAGAATGAGAAGAAGAAGGAGAAGAAGGTAATGGCATTCGTTCATGGTAAAGGAACTAAGGTACATGTTAACGCAGTAGACTTTAGTGAATTTTTTAATAATGTAGATGTAACAAAAACATCAGATGTAGCAGAAACAACAAACTTTGGTTCTTCTGGGGTCAAAACTTTTATTGCTGGAGAAGATGATGGAACTATATCTTTGACTGGTATGTTTGATGCTACTGCTGATGCAACACTTCAACCACTATTAGGTGGTGCAGATTTTAATTTAATTGTTGGTATTGATGGATTAGAAACTGGAGATAGAACCCAGTTTGCTTCTGCAAACATTACTAACTATGGTGTATCAAGCCCAGTAGGAGAAGTAGTAGCAACTTCAATAGATGCTCAAGCTGATAATGGAGTTACTATGGGTCTTATTCTAAATGCTGGTGCTTATACTGCAACTGGAGTGCAAGGCTCTGCCAATGACAACTCAGCGAGTTCAACTGGTGGTGGTGGTGCATTTTTGATTGTAACTAGCGTAAGTGGTACATCTCCAACTGGAGATATAAAGATTCAGCACAGTGCTGATAATGTAACTTTCGCTGATTTAATAACATTCACTCAAGCAACAGGTGCTACGAGTGAAATTAAAAAAGTAGCTGAAGGTACGACAATCAACAGGTATGTAAGAGTACATGCAACGATTGGTGGTTCATCTACTCCAACTATTAATGCGATAGTTGGTTTTGGAAGAAATAATTAAGGAGAAGATAAATGGCATTTGTACATGGTAAAAGTTCGGTATTCAAGTTGGATAACGCAAGTGGTTCTTTAACTGACATATCATCTTTTGTGAACAATGTGGACTTCCCAGAGACAGCTGATGTAGCTGAAACAAGCGTACTAGGAGCATCAAACAAAACTTATATAGTTGGTTTAAAAGATGCAACAATATCCATTAGTGGATTATTTGATGCTACTGTTGATGCAATCTTAGGAGCTGTTGTTGGTCAAACTGCAACTCTATCGTATGAATATAGCCCAGAAGGTACTGCTTCTGGTAAAATTAAATACACTGGAGAAGCAATACTAACCAACTACGCACTAAGCTCCCCAGTCGGAGATGTAGTCGCTTACTCAGCAGATTTACAATGCTCTGGTGCAGTTACTCGTGGCACACACTAATTAGATAATTAAAGAGAGGAGACACATGAAACGATTATCTATTAATGATATAGAAAAACTACCTTCAGTTCCAGAAGAAGAATTTGAGATTGAAGAGTGGGGTTTCTCAATATTAATTCGTGGTATCAATAAAGGTATGCAAGTTAAGTTGGGTAAATTATTAAATGAAGATGATGCTGATGCATTTGATTATCAAAAAGAATTACTCAAAGTATGCGTTATTGAACCAGAGTTAGATGATGAAACAATCGATAAGTTGTATGAAAAAGATGCTAAAGTCATTGACCAGATATTTGCAAAAATAAATGAACTCAATGGTATTGGGGGTTCTGCCGAAGCAGAACAGTTTTGAAAACAATCTTGATTTAATATTCAGATTCAAACTAGCTCGTGAGTTAGGCATGACTGTCGGAGAACTATTAGCTACAATGAGCTTCAAGGAATACAACCAGTGGATTAGTTTCTATAAATGGGAAACTGGAGAGCAAAACAAACAACAAGCTCTTGCAGAAGCTGAGCGTAATAAGAAGATGGGAAGATAATGGCAATAGCCGACATAGCAATAAATATTGTTACTAAGGGTGCTGAGTTAGCAAAACGACAACTCAATTCACTTAGTGGTTCTGCTGGTAAGTCTGGCAACATGATGAGCAAACTTGCCACTGGTGCAAAACTTGCTGGTGTTGCTCTTGCTGTTGGTCTAGCTAAAGGTCTTACTGAAGCAGTACAAGAGTTTACTGCATTCAATGACAAGATGACACAATCTCTTGCCATTATGAACACCACTGTCGAACAACA